AAATCCGTAAATACCTATCGAACAATAAATGACGTAGAATTATCTACAATGACCTTCGAAGATGCTATGGCATTCGTTGGTGCTGATTACGCTGTAGCAGCCTAATCAAACAATAGAGCCGGACTACATACGCTTAGTAACAGAAGTAGTTATAAAGGTGAAAAAGTGATTGAACCCAAAATCGAATCACCCATTGTTTATCGGTTGTCGATGGTGAAGAACCAACCGAATATTTTGTTTGTTAAGAAAAACAAACTAAGCTTGTGAACGATGTTTATTAAATCCGTATTTGGACGAGGGTTCGACTCCCTCCACCTCCACCAATTTAATATGGATCAAAGTAGGGAGTAAACGGTCTCTCTACTCCATCTAAATTCATCCTTATAATTTGAGGATGATTTCTTATATTATCAATAATGTTTAGTTTATCATCATTCGTTAATATAGATTGAGATTTAATATCGAATATAGGGCAGTATCCTAATCGAAGGCTTTTATCATCTGGTGTTCTATCGAATTTAGCAAGTTTTTCTCTCATACCAAACGATTCAACCATTCCTTCGTGAGTTCTATCATACAAAGAAAATTGTAAATCGAATTCACCACTTAATAATCGGTGTTCGGATATGTTAGTAGGATCTATATGGTCATCATCATCGATACAAACTTCTTGCCACGTTTTTCCTAATTGTGCATAATGTAAATAACCTCTACCAAATGCACCATCTAATGTAAACCATTCATCAGCCTCTTTTGGTAATTCTACTTTTTGTATTGGAGCAAGTCCGTTCATAAATGTAGTGCAAATAGTTGCATCTCCTCCCATATTCCACTCTTCAATTTCATGCGAAAGGTCATTTAATCCTCTAACCGCATCTACTAATTTCCAATCCTTCTTTTCAATTATTCTTTGCCAGTATTCGGATGGTTTCCAAACTTGTCCAATTAGGGTTTCGAAATGATGGTGTATAATGTTATGAACCTCCATAGGATAATCTTCGGTAATCATATCACTTTCTATAATATGATAATCGAACCAATCGGAGTTATTAATTGCTTCAACGCATCTTTTTAATTTTTCAACAAGAATTTTTGGATTACGGCTAGGTAGTTTAAATGCGGCCCATCGTGTTTCTAATTTCCATGTCGAATCGGATAATAAATCTTTTAATTTATCAAACCACAATTCCGCAATAAGATGTTGTTGAACTTCAAATGATAGGGAGTATTCGGAAACTAATTTTTTATCATTATCAAATTGCCCGAAATCTATCTTAAATACTTTTTTCATAACCCTATTAATAAAACCTTTTATATCTATAAGTATATATATATAATTCTATGGAAAAACCCTTCTATGAATTCGATTTGGCATTAGAGTCCGATTTAAAAAATGAATTGGAAACATTACATTCCTTTTGTAGTGATACATCAAATTATAATAAAGTGATTTTAAGAGGGCCAGGAAGAGAGGGATTTAATAATACAATAAGAGAGTTTGATTCGTTTTCAACCCTTTCCGATGAATATAATGAAATAGAAAAATGGATAAGCGAGAATGATTTTAACATAGGACAATTTTCATTATATGGTAAAACTATTGATTGGAGAGATTACCCCCTAATTTACAAATACATAGTATCAAAAGTTTTCGAAATTTATGGAAACGATATAATTGTTCGTAAATTAGATGATACAAAATTTAGCATCAAAAAATTTACTTTATCGGAAGGATTATTAACTATGTATAAAAAGAGCGGGAGGCTATCACCTCATAAAGATGGTAAACCTGCTATTCCAAAAGATTTTACTAAATTAGCAAACATCTTACTATACCTTAATAAAGATTATAAAAAGGGATGTGGCGGTTGTTTTGTTGTAAATGGAAAAGAATTGCCACCAGATTATGGTAAATTGGTATTTTTAAATTTTAGAGGTGATAGTGATCCGGAGCATTCAGTTTCTTTACTAAAATGTGATGTAAACCGAATAGCACTTTTATTTAATATAACTTATGTGAATGCTGAAAAAATAATTTGGAATAACGAATAATTTTTCTTATATTTGGGAATGAAAAGGATAATCACACATATTAGCGATACGCATAACAAACACAAACATCTAAATGGTAAATTACCAGGTGGTGATTTACTTATTCATAGTGGTGATGTTTCATCTATTGGTAGGAAGCACGAAATTGAAGAGTTTATCAAATGGTTTAATGGAATCGATAATTACACTAACAAAGTGTTTATAGCAGGTAATCACGACCTAACATTTGATTCCGAAGAATTGTTTAGAGATAAATCCGTTCACTTTGATGGAAGGCAGTATTTTGAGCCACCTGTAAAAGGAAAGCCTGATTGGTTGGAGGATTTATTAGCAACAGGTCTTAATCCTAATGTTTTTTATTTGGAAAATTCATTTGTAGAAATAGACCAACTGAAAATATGGGGTTCACCTTATTCCGCTACTTTTGGATATGGTTGGGGATTTAATGTTGATAGGGGTTACGATTCAGCACAAATTTGGAATAAAATCCCCGATGATACTGATATAGTAATTACACACGGCCCAATATACGGCTATTGTGATAGAACATCTAATACCTATGAAAATGTAGGATGTGCTGATTTATACCACCGATTGAATGAATTAAAAACTCCTTTACATTTTAGTGGGCATATTCACGAGGGGTATGGATATAAGGAAACATTTTGGGGAGGATTTGCCTTTAATGGGTGTACTTGTAATTTAAGGTATGAAGCCCTTAACCCACCGATTACTTTTGAGTATGATTTTTTTGAAAAATCGATTAATTTTTTATAACCCGTTGATTTTCAATGGGTTATTTTTTTAAAATAATCCTCATAATGCTTGGAAAATTCAATTATTTGTCATATCTTTACTATGTAATAAAAGATAAGAAATATGAGAACCACAAATCAAAAAGCGTTAGATTATCTAAATTCTAATCCAATTGTAGGTAATTTTATCAACACCGTAAACATTCAAAGAAAAGATTACTATGTGAAAGCGAATATGCCCAATCAATGGAAAGAATTGACCGTTGAAATTGGAAATAAATTCATTCGTTTATGGGATGGAACTACCTGTTGGGGATTCATCAGTAGAGTTGATGGAGACTTGAAAGGTTCACCAATTAAGAAAGGTGATTTGTTGAAAGCAGCAACTTGGAAAGCTCCGGCAAAGCATGCTAGGGGTAACATCATCGATGGAACTGCTAAGTATGGAGTTTATGGGCCTGAATACCTTTAATAAAATATAAAACTAAAATATAAAACTTAAAAATATGAATAGGATAGACATTTCACAATTGAAGAAGGTAGAAGAAGTTTTTGGTGATTTTGATATAGACCAATCAATGGGTTCTAATTCAGTTTATTTTCGATTCGGTTATTGGAGTAGAGTTAATTTAAATAAACTGCAAGAAATCATAGGTAAAAATGTTGTTGAGCAAGATATATATGATGATGATTGTGGTTGGTTATATAGTTATCATTTAAAATAGATTATGAAAAAAGTATTGTGGATTGATATGGATGGTGTGTTAGTTGATTTCAATGGACATGTTGAGGAAACCATCTCTAAAAACGAATTGTTAAAAACATCATACGAAGGTGATTACGACCATATACCTGGTATTTTCCGAAACCCTCCGCCGATAAAAGGGGCGATTGAGGCGATTAAGAAATTGGAAGAGAGTGGTAAGTATGAAATGTATATTGCAACCGCAGCACCGTGGGGTAATCCAATGGCCGCTATGGATAAGAGGTTTTGGATTGAAGAGTACTTTGGTGAACTATTCTATAAGAAGATGGCCATAACACATTTGAAAGGAATGTTAATTGGTGATTACATTATTGATGATAGAAAAGCAAATGGTGTGGAAAATTTCGGAGGAGAACATATCCATTTTGGAACTAATGAATTTCCGGATTGGGAAGCAGTATTAAAACATTTACTATGAAAAAAATCTTAATAGGTATTTCAGCGTTTTTTCTTTTTTCTGCGTGCGAGAAAGATGTGGAAACCATTCAACCAATTAAAGAATATACCTTTACAATTGATTCAGTTTTAATGAGAGATGGTAGTAGGTCTTTACTAAAAGATGGTAATGGGTTTTATCATCTTAAAATTGATACAACTCTTAATCAACAATCTCATAGGGTTACTGGTAGAATTTTAGTGAATGGTAAAGAGCCTTTTCCTCCACAAAAAATTGAGTGGGAAAGTAACTTATATTGGATGTTAAGAAGAAATGATACAATTGCAACCATCACAAAATCATACCTTAATTATTATACCGGTCAATTTACAATTGCTAATTTACCACCACTTATTGCCTCAAAGGATGAATTAGTTCCTACTGTGAACAAAGCATCATATAGTGGGACAAAAGGAGAAATAAACACCATCATTTCACCGATTAGTAGGATGAGAGGTGATACTATGATTGTAAAGGCATTTAATTACGAATCTAATAAGATTCTTTACACAAAAATAGTTTTAGATTAATGAAACCGAAAATACAAATTGAATTAACCCCTATTACGGAGGAACATCTTATCGATTTAGGATTTGAGAGAATCAATGATGAGCAGGATGAGGGTTCATACGCATTTATGCTCAAATTACCAAAAAGTAATACTGACCCGAATTGTATGTATCTTATTTCCTCATATAATGTTGAATCTGTGGATATAGGCCTTAATGAGGGTGAGTATATCGTTGAACTATTTGATAGTGGAGGATTGGGTTTATGTACCTTTGTAGAGGAATTAGATATGCTGTATTTTGTTCTTACAAAAGAAAATTTAAAATAGTTGAAAAAAAATATTTGGTTTTAGTTGGAAAATTGGAAAAATTTTCGTATATTTGGGGTATCTTATTTTAGTATAGACTAGACAACAGAAAAAGAATAATAAAAATAAAGGTTATGAATAGACACACAAATGAAGAGTTAGAAAGTAACTATCGAAAGTTCTTAGGAATAATCGATAAATACATCACAGGAGAAAGGAAAGAAAAACTTCTCAAAATGTATTCGATGGAAGAATTGGGACCTAACCTAATGTTATCACCAGCGAGTGGTAATAAGAATTTCCATTATGCGTATGAAGGTGGTTACATCGACCACATATTTAATGTTTGTAAGCACGCTTTAAAAATGAAAAATCTTTTTACTGAGTGTGGTGGAACAGTCGATTTTACAGATGAAGAATTAATTTTCGCAGCATTGCATCACGATTTAGGTAAGTTGGGTATTAAGGGTGAATTACATTATATAGCCAACGATTCTGATTGGCATATTAAGAATAAGGGTGAATACTTTAAAAGAAACGAAGCAATTCCATTTATGAGTATTACTGATAGAGGATTTTTTACTCTTTCTCAATATGGTATTACCTATTCTGATAAAGAATGGTTTGGTATTAAATTAACAGACGGAGTTTATGATGAAGATAATGAAAAGTATTACAAAGTTTATGATACTTCAAAATACCTTCGTTATACCATTCAGTATATTCTACATTGGGCAGACCATATGAGTACTGTTATTGAAAGACAACAAGGGTTGAGAGCATTTTAATGACACTTTTTCTTTTTTGTTATATTGTGAATGTAATTTTGTCAGTATTTTGTAACAAAAGGGGTGGTGGTATAAGAATTGAATACTATAAGTAAACTTAAAAACTTAAAACTATGTTCTATTCAGATTTCGACAGATTCGTTGACAAATTAATGGTTGCAGACAAAACCCCGCTATGGGAAACTTATTCTCATACCTATGTTCCCTCAAAATTTGCGGTTGAGGTAAAAGATGATAAAGCATTTATTGCATTATCAGTTTTAGGGCATGACCCGAAAAACATTGAGATTAATTGTTATGAAGACAAAATAGAAGTAAAAGCAAAAAAAGGTGAAGATAAAACACCATTTACTGAATTAGTTGCTAACATCGATGAAAGAATTACTTTGGGTAAAGATTTAGATGGTAGAAGTGCTAAAGCAGAAGTTAAGAATGGTATCTTGACATTCATTGTTGAAAGAAAAGAAGAATCTAAACCTAAAAAACTTTCATTAAAAGTTGGATAATTAGATTTTTATTTCTATATTTAGTAAGGGAGGATTTATATCTTCCCTTTTTTATTAATATATATTTATATAAACAAATCAATTTTATGGCAAAATTTAAACAAAGAATTCAAGACAACAATGAAGCAATCAATCAAAGATTAAGAATTGTTTTGGATATGATGAAGGGAGCGAGACCGGCTAACAATACGGAAGCAATTAGATTATTAGAAGAAGTTAAAAATTTAGTTGAAGGTAACAACGATTTATTAGACTTAGGATAAAATGAATTGGTTAAAAATCTTAGTAGGTTTTTCAGCAATTTTGGTAGCAGGTTGTGCTGCATATTTTTCAGTTACAGGTTTAGGGGTATTATTTGCTGGAGCATCATTATCAGTAATGGTGATGGCAGGTTCATTAGAATTTGCCAAATTGGTTGCTGCAACCTACTTAAAGCAAATGTGGGATTCAATACATGGATTTAATAAATGGTATCTTACTTTATCAGTAGGTATTCTTATGTTAATTACATCTGCTGGTATTTTTGGATACCTTTCCAATGCCTTCCAACAACAAAATTTAGAATTACAAAAAATTGAAAGAGATGTTGCAGTATTTCAAACTCAAATCAATAAAAATGATAAAGAGATTGAAAGATACACAACTCAATTAACCAATCAGCAAAACATTCGTAACTCCCAGGAGGCGAACATTTCTAAAGTAGTGGAAAGAAATGGTTCAACATCACGTCTTTCCCAAATGGTTCGTAATGCGGATTCAGAAATTACTAAAATATCGAAAAGAATAGATGAATTAACCATTCAGAACAACGTTGCATTAGATTCAATCAACAACATTAAGAACAAAAACATCGATTTAGAGAGAGAAGTTGGTGGATTTCGATTTGTAGCTGAAGCATTTGATGTTTCCCTTAATAATGTGGTAAAATTTTTCATTTTTATCATAGTTTTTGTGTTTGATCCGTTGGCAGTTGCACTTATAATAGCATTTAATGGGTTGATTACCGATAAAAAGCGTAAGCAAAAAGAGATTTTAACCGAAATGATGAAAAATGACCAGAAATTAGGTTTATATGAGGTGTATGGTGATAAAAAAGAGGATTTAGTGGAAAATAATTCACAAAATACCAATTTTAATGGAAAAATTTTATCAAAAGAAGAAGAAACCCCACCAATAGTAGAAAATATTCTACAATCTGAAAAGGATGCGGAAGTATTCTTTGATTCAATAAACACGCCTACCGAACCCGTTGATGCTTTAATTGAAGCTAAAGAACGATATGAAGAATCTTTAAAAAAAAAGTCTTTGAAGATATAGTTTTAAATTCCTTACAAAGAGATTATAGTAGAAGAGGTATTGATTTAGATGGAGATGGCTCAATAGATGGATATGATACCGATGGAGATGGATTAATCGATAAATTTACTGCACATCCAAATAGAGCATTAGTAGCCAAAGATATGTTACCATATTATGCTAGACCTAGTTTTGATTGGAGTGATAAAAATAAATGGATTAATGACCAAAATGCTGTAAACTATTGGATTACACATAAAAAAAATAAGGAATAGTTTGAAATTATAAAATTTTTCCCTACATTTGTTATATTAAGCAAAATAATATGAAATTAAAAAAAATTGAATCAACTCCATTCAATAAAACTGATGAGGAGGTAATTAGAAAGCGGCTAATTTCTTATTGTAAAAAAAATAACTTTTACGCTGCATCGACACAATCAATTGGGTTACCATTTAGAGCATTTGTAATTAATTCTGAAACTCCTTTATTATTAATCAATCCAACTATCTTAAAGTATTCAAACGAATCTATCTTGTCACAAGAAGTTTCGGAATTTGATGATTTAAGAAAGTATAGATATGTTAATAGGGCAGTAAGAGTTGAAGTCCAATCAGATAATTTAGGCTTGGTTATTTTCGAAGGAACTGAAGAAGATAAAGAAGGATTAAACGAAACGATTTATGCTCAACAAATGATTGATAGCTTAAATGGTATTACGATTGCGGATAGAAATGTAAATAGACCTGTTGTATCGCAGGTAAAATATGAAAGAAATCAGTTGGTTATGGCAAAATCACCCGATGGTTTGATTGAGCAAATTAAATATAAACACATACAAAAGTATATCGATAATGGATATACTATAATGTAATAAAAAATGAAATTAACCGAAAACGATATTAAAAATATAGTTAAGATTTTAGATAATCAAACCGTTGCTATAAATAACCTATCTAAACGATTAGTTGAGGCTGAAATTCTTATAGCATCAATGACTGATTTAATAATCGATAAAGGTGTGATTTCTAATGAGGATTTATTAGAGATAATGAATAAAAAAATTGATATAGTTAAGGTTAAATTAGATTTTCAATCAAAGTTAGATAAATTGAAAAAAGAAGATACTGAAATTATAGAATCGTATCCTTATTTCGGTGAGAAGGGTGAAGCATAAAAAATTAAATTATGGAAATTTTTATAATAGTATTTTTGTGTTTAGTAATTGGTGTATTAGTTTATGGTATAGTTAATACTCTTAATAAATTAGAGTATTATGAAAATTTTATATCAAATCGAAGAGAAAAATACATACAACTATTAAATTCAATTAGAGAAATAGATAGTAAAGAATTATTTGAAAAAGATGATGATGTTGGTAGTGTTTTTACGCAAATAAAAGACGAGATAGAATCATTTGAAAACATTTTAGAATAATATGCCTGCGAAAACAAGAAAACCTAGAACTCCAAAGAATAAAATGTATTTTACTTTGGATACCGAACAAGCTATAATTGAATATAATAAAACAACCGACCAAAGAGTTAAAAACCAACTTTACAAAGAAAGAATACAATACGCTTTTGAAAAGTTAGCAGAAAATGTATTGAACACTTATAAGTTTTCATATTTTGATGATGGAGCGGGTGATGTGAAAAGAGAGGTTGTTTCACAAATGATTTATAAAATTCATATGTTTCAGGAAGGTAAGGGAAAAGCATTTTCTTATTTTACCAGAATGGCGCTAAACCATTTTATTCTATTAAATAATTCCAACTATAAAAGATATAAACAAAACGATTTGATGTCAGCAATGCCTGAGAGTTGGAATCCTGCTGAAGATACCGTAGCAATTGAAACTGATAGTAATCACGCTGAATTTAGAGTAATAATGTTAGATTATTGGGATAAAAAATTAAATTCAGTATTCGATAAGAAAAGAGATATACAAATCGCAGATGCTATATTAGAATTGTTTAGAAGGGTTGATTACATAGAGAATTTTAATAAAAAAAGCCTCTATCTCTTAATAAGAGAAATGACGGGATACAAAACACATTACATAACAAAAGTTATTTCGATAATGAAAGTTCATCAAGATAGAATTTTAGAAGAATTTTTAAATACAGGTGATATCGAAATAGAAGAAGATACATTTTTTTAAAATATGATTAGTATAGGAATAAGCTGCTTTTACCACGATAGTTCAGTATGTTTAGTGAAGGATGGGAAGGTAATTTTAGCAGTAGAGGAAGAAAGATTTAGTGGTATAAAGCATGATAGTTCATTTCCACATAAATCAATAAATTGGATAATGAATGAATCAAAAATAGCCTTTGAAGAAATTGAAGAGGTTTGTTTTTATGAAAATCCATTAGTAAAAACACATAGAGTTGTTTCAATGTGTTTATCAAATTGGCAAATAAAAGATGCATTTAAATTTGGTGTAAAGGGGTTAAAACAATATTTGGGTTTAAAGAATCAGTTCAAATTTTTATTTTCAAATGCGGAAATAAAATTTAATTCACATCACGATTCACATATTGGTTATTCATATTTCACTTCACCATTTGATGAGGCAGCCGTATTAAGTGTAGATGGTGTAGGAGAATGGGAAACTACTGTATTAGCAAAAGCAGAAGGTAATGATTGGGAAAAATTAGATTCTACTATTTTCCCACATTCATTAGGTATGTTATATTCAACCTTTACTGCCTTTTTAGGATTTAAACCAAATGAGGGTGAATATAAGGTAATGGGGTTAGCACCTTATGGAAACCCTCGTACATTTATAGATAAGTTTAGAGAGATTATATACCCATCTAAAAAGGGCATCTATAAATTGAATATGAAGATGTTCAATTACCATAAAAGTGATGAGGTAATGTTCACATCAAATCTTTCAACTCATTTAAACCTTCTACCTCGATTACCGAATGAAGAATTAACACAACAACATAAAGATTTAGCGGCAACAGTACAATTCATTTATGAAATGTATTTTTTTCGTTTATTAAAAGAATTACATAAGCAAACAAAATGTGATAATTTGGTGTTAGGAGGTGGTTGTGCTTATAACGGAACTGCAAACGGAAAAATAAGCAAAAAGACAGGATTTAAAAATGTTTGGATTCCATATTCACCATCGGATTCGGGTTCTTCAATTGGAGCTTGCCTTAATTCATATTATAGAGGTAAGAACACAGAAAGAAGAAATAATACAAATCCTTATTTAGGGCCAAAATTTTCAAATGAGTATATTTTCCAATTATTAAAAAATTATAGTAATAAATTAGTATATAAAAAATTATCTGATTATGAAATTATCGATTTGGTATCAACTGAAATTTCAAATGGAAAAGTTGTTGGTTGGTTCGAAGGTAGATTGGAGTTGGGAGCTAGAGCATTGGGCCATCGTTCTATTTTTGCTGACCCAAAGAATCCTACAATGAAAGGTCGAATCAATCAAATTGTTAAAAAAAGAGAAGGGTTTAGACCATTTGCTCCAATAGTAAAAGATGAGGCTAAAACCTTCTATTTTGAATGGGATAAAGAAGTCCCTTATATGAATCAAATCGTTTCAGTAAGAAAAGAATATAGAGGTAAATTACCTGCTATTACCCATATTGATGGAACTGCGAGAATACAAACATTAAAGAAAACGCAATGTGAAAGGGTGTATGGATTATTGGAAGCATTAGAAAAAAAGAATGGTTATCCAATAGTTTTAAACACATCATTTAATGTAAAAGACCAAACTATGATTATGAATCCCGAAACTGCAATAAAAACATTTTTGGATATAGGATTAGATATATTGGTAATAGAGAATTATGTTTTGACAAAAAAATGAAAAGATTAGTTGCATACGGTGATAGCTGGACTATTGGAGAGGGTTGTAATAGAGAAATCGAAGATACCCTCTCTAAACACGAAAAGATGGCTTACCAAAAAGAAAATAGTTGGGTAAGTTTTTTGGCTAATAAATTAAATCTACCATATGAAAATAATGGTATTAGTGGAAATCCAAATAATAAAATTTTCAATCAAATTATAGATGATGTTAAAAATGGTATAACTACTAAAAATGATTTAGTTGTTGTAATGTGGAGTTCATCATTAAGAGATTATTTACCCTTCATGCCTCACGGCCCAAAGGGAGAGTGGTTAAGTTGGAGCACTAAACATCTAATGCAAACACCTGATAGATTTTTTACATCAACTCAAACTGAAAATCGTTATTATGATTTTTTTATGGAAGATTATAAAAAATTTTGGCTAACTAATTTATATGATGATTTATACTACTCAATCGTAAATCAAAATTATATTATATTTCTGCAATCATTTTTAGAACATTATAAAATAAAATACGTCTTATGTGATGGTATTGAAGATATGTTTTTGGGAATAATACCTGAATATGATAAAACCAATTTAATTAAATCACAAAATTATTGGGGATATAAGAAGGATACGTTTAGGGATTGGTTAATAAAAAGAACTGATTCAACTTATTGGGAGTATAATGAAAATTGGGATACCAGAAGCACTCAGCATCCTAATGTAAAAGGGTATGAGCTTATTGGAAACGAATTATATAATTTTATAAAATGATAAAATTTTATTTTTATAATCTATCAATTGATTTTGTTAATAGATGCCATTTATTAAACGAAACCTTTTTCGAAACAATAGATAATCCTCAATCAGCTGATTTCATTTTTGTTTGTAGTTCAAACCATAATGATTTCATTAGGGATTTAGAAACAAACGATTACAATACTAAAAAAATAATTTATTATAATCATACCGAACCAATTGCGTTTGGTAATGCTAAACAATTCGTTGAAAAGTGTGTGGATTTAGGATTAAACAAAAAAAATGTTTTATTTCTTTGTAGTAATCATTATTTGGATAATTTTAATTGTTTAACAAAGGGTTTATCGATAAAAGACCACACCGTTAATTCACAATTAGATACAGGATTTATAAACTTTGACCATAGATTTTTAAAATTTAGTTTTCTAAATAATGCAATAAGAACTCCGAGAGCATTAGTTTTAAATGAACTAATGTCTAGAAATTTAAATTTCAATCAAAGTTATGTGGGTGCGAATGGTGATGAATGTTATGGTGATAAGAACATTGAAAAGTATGTAAACATTAAAAATAATTTAAACATTCTTAAAAGCCACGATTATGATAAGGTTTATTATCACACAATTTTGGAAGAAGATAGAAAGTTTCAATTAGTTTATAAAAACTCATTTTTTGCTTTTGTTGTAGAAACCTTTTCCGACTTTGGAATGGATAATGATGGTGTTAATTGCCACCTAACTGAAAAAACAATTAGAAACTTTGCACATAAAATACCCTTCTTACTAATGATTTCTTCGGAAGCTCAAATTAAAGTGATAGAAGATTTAGGGTTTATTTTATTTAATGATTTATTTGATTTTAAAATAGATAATTTCGATGTTGATGGGACTATAAAAAAATATGTTGATGTAATTGAACAAATTAGTAAGATGAGGTCATACGATGTTAAACAAATGGTTCTACAACCTCAATTTCAGGAAAGGATAGAACACAATTATAATAAATTTTTATTTTATAAAAATTTAAATATAGAAAATATATATAGATATATTTTATCTGATTCATACGAAGATAAAAATGATTTATTATTAAACACTGTGGAAAACGATAATTACCCAGTTTATAGTATCATTTCATCAATGATTTAGATATTTTGGTTTTGGGTATTTATTAGTAAGAAAAGATTATGGGAAAACAACAGGCAACAGATTTTGTTTTATTTGGTGAGAAAAAGTTATCAGACTTGTTTCAGGAAATATATTCAAATCAACGACACAAAAAACAAAAAATAGCTGATTTAATAGAGGAATTTAAAAAATCTATTAGACATGCTGGAGATATAGCTGAAATTGGACCAGTTATAAAGGATTTAGTTAAATTTTCAGTAGAAAACGATGATTTACTATTGAGATTAGCGACTATTGCACAAAGAATAATTGCGGCTGAATCCAAAGGGCCATCTGATGATGGATTCTTATCGGAGGCAGAAAGGGCTCAATTATTAGATGAAGTTCGTAGTGTTGCGGATGAAATGGAAAGAAATACAAAAGATAAAGTTGATGATATCGAATTAGAGTTACAAGAAATTCAAAATAAATTGGATAAAAAATAATGGGAATTTTTTCTTTTAGGGATGATTATCAGGTTTCACCTCAATCCAAAACTGCAACCTATACCGGAACAGGAGTTACTGCCGGTGTAGTAAAAAAAGTTTATTTGGAATTTGGTGAGCAACCTAATGGCAGAACTATTATTCCTGGAACTATTGAAGTTGAGTGTTATGGTAAAACCAAATCAACTAAAATTATAGCTTATCCGGAAAGTGAATTATTTTTAGATATACCATTAGTAACTGAAATTGTAGATGTATATTATAATGGAGTTGTATCAGTTTATAGAAGAGTAAATTTAAACAAGACTATCAATAATGGTGGAACTGAAGCCGGAACTAAAACTGCTTCTACTCCACAAACGGGTATTTCAAACTTTAAATCATTTGGTGGAGTAATAGGTGCATTGGCGGGAGCAGGCGGTTCTTTTGGTAGTTATTTTAAAAAGAAACCAATACACCGATTGAAACTTTACGAAGGTGATACAGTAATACAATCAAAATTCGGACAAAGTATTAGATTAAGTGGATACAATAATAAGGGAAACGATTTTAATCCTAAATTAATAATCCGAAATAAAGAAGCATCTAAATTTAATCTCCTACCTGTTTCATCATTAGTTGAAGAAGATTTAAATAGAGATGGTTCAACTATAATGATGAGTAGTGGGACAGATAAAATCAATTTTATTCCTGGTACTCCAGATTTGTTAGGTTCATCTGATTTTAAAAATAGACCCGATAAATCTTCTAAATTTGTTTATGTTGGAAAAGATGATGAATATGGATTTGAAGCATACCCAAAAGTTTATGATGGAGAACAATGTATTATATCATCAGATAGATTAGTTTTTTCTTCAAGAAAGAATGAAACGATATTTTGGAGTAAATCTCATTATGGGGTTATAACCGATGGCATATTTTCAGTTGACGCTGAAAGAGGTATTAATATAAACTCAAAGATGCCAATTGATATACAGGCTTTTAATAACCAAATAAATTTTTACATAGGGGATAGTGGTGAGATTAATTTAGGAAACAAAAATTTAAAACCTGCGGTTGATGGTATATTATTAAGAGGATTTTTAGAAGACCTAATTCGCTTAATTGTAAATTTAAGAAATGGTGGATTATTAACACCAGCAGGGCCTGTTTCCGGTATGAAGCAAGAAGTGGTAACCGAATTCGAAGAATTAGCAGGTAAGTTAAGTAATATGTTATCCAATCGTGTTAAAATTCAATTTTAATGTGGGACATTTTTAAACTACAAGTTAAAGCAGTGATGTTGCAATCACCGGAATCATCCGATGATTTGGCAAAGGTAATTGCTAGTTCGTATGATAATGTTCTTAAATTCCCACCAGCAGGAGATTTAACTAATAAAATAACGATTGAAAGGGGTAATGTTGAGGTATTAGAAAATCTTATAAAGATAGTTTTAATACAACAATCTCGTTCCGAAATACAATTTCCAATTATAAATGGAATTGCAAATGGATTCGTTGCATATTGGGCGGGGGCAACCCTCAAACAATTACCTATTCCACTTCTTCCTGCACCCGGAGCAATTTCAAACATCGCTGTTACTCAAAACATAGTTGTTAATCCAGGCATTCAAGTATCCATTCCATTTACATATGAAGGATTGGATAATGTTGATAGATTTATAGATAAAATAATCCAAGCAGCTAACATTCATTTATTTACCGTTGGAGGTTGGACATTCACCACATCAGCATATCCGAGTGGTGTAGTTGCACCTGGTTATCTACCTTGGCAAGGGTACTCGGTTTCAGCTAATCCAGTTGATTTTAATTCATTTAGTCCAAGTGCGTTTGAAACTGATCCGAGGGTTTTGGCTGAATTAAAAGCGAGATTCGGTGGAACTATTGTAGACCCAACGGTACTTCAAAGTGATGCAGAATTAGCAGCACAAGAATTAATAAAGCAAGCGGATGCACAAAAAGCAGTTGCTCTATCAGCCGGTGGTGGTGGGGGTGCATTACAAATTACATATGCGGGTAATCAGGATTCTAACTTAAATGAAATCGCAGCTGCGGCTAAGAAGTTTAAGATTGATAATCCTCAATTGATTATAGCGATGCAAGCCAACGCTCTTAAAGAGACAGGTGGCAGGGTAATAGTTGAGAATGTTAATTATACCAAAAATAGTAGAGAAAGGCTTACTGAAATCTTTGGAAAAAGAATTAGTAGATTATCAGATGCGGAATTGGCACAAATACAAACCTCTCCGGAAGCATTTGCAAATTATATCTATGGAGCACCTGGTAACTCATTAGGAAATACACAACCCGGTGATGGCTACAAATTCAGAGGTAGAGGATTTATTCAAATTACAGGTAGAGCAAACTATGCAGCGGCATCAAAAGCATTATATGGTGATGATAGATTAGTTAAAAATCCAGATTTATTAAATGACCCGAAAGCAGCAGCAGAAGCAACCGCTTGGTTCGTAAATAGAAGTTTAGATAATTTTGCTAATAAGATGAACATCAATAAAAATGATTTAACACAAGAACAGGCTACCCATTTAATAACAAGTATAGTTGCGGGTAAAGTGATTGACCCTAAAGGAACTGGATTCTTAACCACAACTGCGTTAGGTAAAGCAAATAGTTATGCAGCTCAATTGGCAGCCAAAAATACAAACACATTAGCGGCAGTTACTAATCCATTAAAATCAACTATAACCGGAGGATAAAATTCGATAATATAGGAACAATATATTTATAAACAGAATCAATTAAATTATGGACACTAACAAACTTTTTAAAGCAATCCAAATTGTAGTTAAGGAAGAGGTAAAAAAACAAACTTCCTTAATTAAGGAACAGGTTAGGAAGGAAATTCTAGCCGAACTGAAAAAATCAAATGTAAAACCAACTATTTCTGAAAGGAAAATAGAAAATCCATTCGATAAAGCATTGGCAGTATTAGAAGAAGATAGGGAGATCGAACAAAAGCAGTATTCGAAAAATCCTGCTCTAAATCAAATACTAAATGAAACGGCTATGAGACCGAACTTTAGTAGAACCGATGGTGAATGGGGAACATTATCTCCTGAAATGATAGGATATGGTGAAGTAGGAATGAGTTCTCAGCCGAATAGAGGTCAATCTATGCCAGTAACAGGTAATGATTTAATAGATAAAGCGATTGCAAGAAGTGCAAAGGTTTTAGCAGCAAGTAAAGATAAAAATAGATAATAAATGGCGATAATTATTGGGCCAAAATTAACCAAAGATTTACCCGAAAAAGATAGAGTAGCGATTGGAGTAACTCTCCCTTTTCAAAGGGGTAATAATGGTTATTTTGCTCAATCGTTTCAAACTATTGACCAGATAAAATCAAATATTAGAAACCTTTTATTAACTAGAAGGGGTGAGAGGATAATGCATCCAACATTTGGAACTTCATTATATGAAGCATTATTTGAACAAAACACCGATGATTTAGAAATAAAAGTTCAAACATCAATAGAAGAATCAATTGCAGAGTGGATGCCATTTGTTTCTATTGAAGAAATTTTGGTAGACCAATCAAATTCTGATAGAGATAGATATAATTTTGATATTTCATTATCATTTAGGGTTTCGGGACAACAAAATTTGGAGACGGTAACATTTAATGTAGTTGAATAATGGCATTTAAAGTAACAAATAAAAAAATAGGAAGGAATAGTAGAGATATAAACTACTTGGGTAAAGATTTTCAATCATTTAGAGATAATTTGGTTGAATATGCTAAAACCTATTTCCCTTCCTCATATAATGATTTTAATGAAGCATCACCTGGTATGATGTTTATTGAAATGGCATCTTATATTGGTGATGTTTTAGGATACTATACTGATTCTACATTAAAAGAAAGTCTTATACAATATGCGGGTGAAGAAAAGAATGTATTTGCATTGGCAAACTTATTGGGATATAAACCAAAAGCAACCTCACCTGCAATTACAACTCTATCGGTTTACCAATTATGTAAAGCAACTTCTAATGGTGAATTGGATACAAAATACCTATTAAGAATAAATGAAGGATTAGAGGTAAGGTCTAGTGTAAATAATGAAATAACATTTAGAACTACTGAAATTTTAGATTTTAACGATGCTACTGATAGAGAGGTTAGTGTTTACAGCACAACTGAAATAACCAACATACCTGATTATTTTTTAGTAAAGAAAAAGATTCAGGCTATATCAGCAAGTGAAAAAACAATAGAAAAAACATTTACAACATCAGAAGCGTTTCAGAAATTAGATATTGAAGAAACAAATGTAATCTCAATCGAAAGTGTGATAGATGATAATGGTAATAAGTGGTATGAAGTTCCATATTTGGCACAAGAAACAATTTACATTGATTATCCAAATGTAGAACAAAACGATCCTGATTTAAATCAATTTTCAACGACTGTTCCATACCTTCTAAAACTATTAAAAACTTCAAGAAGATTTGTAGTTAAAACGAATGATAATTTTACAACATCAATTCATTTTGGAGGAGGAGATAGTTCCCTATCGGATGAATTAATTATACCAAATGTTAAGAATGTTGGATTAGGTTTAAACAATTCAGTTAATAGAATGGCTGAATCTTATGACCCTACTAATTTCCTTAAAACAAAATCATATGGACAGGCTCCATCGGCTAATAGCACTTTAAGTGTAACTTATTTAGTTGGAGGAGGTGTTGGTTCAAACGTTCCACAAGGAGATTTAACTACTATTACGAACATAACTTATAATGATGATTTAATTAATACATTTGTCGATATTGATAATACTGTTTACCAATTTGTAAAAAATTCAGTTGCGGTTGAAAATGAAATACCCGCAAAAGGTGGTAGAGGGTTTGATACAATAGAAGAAATTAGAGAAACGGCATTAGCAAATTACGCATCTCAAAATAGAGCCGTAACTGCAAAGGATTATCAAGTAAGAGCACTTTCAATGCCGACAAAGTTTGGTTCAGTTTCTAAAGTATTTGCAATTGGTGATAATTCATTAAACGCTAATTCACCACAATCAGTATTAAATTCAACTGATAATGTTACTGAATTTGCGGAAATTGTTAGAAGTATTGTAAATTCATCATTAGCAAAAGGTGGAAAATTACCAACCACAAATGAGATAAAACAAAATGTAAGAAATTTTGTTCAAAAAACAACTCAAAACGCTGAATTAGTTAATCCTTTTGCTATTAATCTATACACATTAGGATATGATTCAAATGGTAAATTAACGACTCTTAATAGGGCGGTAAAAGAAAACTTAAAAACCTACTTAAACGAATTTAGAATTCTTACTGATGGTGTAAACATAATAGATGGGTTCGTCATTAACATAGGTATTAATTTCGATATTACGGTATACAAAAACTATAATTCCAAAGAGGTAGTATTAAGATGTATCGAAGAAATAAAATCAATTTTCTCAATTGATAATTGGCAATTTAATCAAACCATAAACCTATCGGATATAGAATTAGGATTGGCAATGGTTGATGGGGTTGCCTCTATTCAAAAAGTTGAGATTGTAAATAAATGTGGTGGAGCGTATGCGAAAAATAGTTATGATATAAAAGGTGCTACAAAGAATAAGATAATATATCCTTCATTGGATCCTTCTATCTTTGAAGTAAAGTTTCCTGATAAAGATATAAAAGGAAGAGCAGTATAATGATACACTTTGTAACGGCATCAAAAGATGCAACAGTTTATTCTTTGTATAAAACTAAAAATACGGGTTTAGATGAAATCTTAACCGTATCTAAACACTATTCACGTTTTGAAGAAGAGGATAATGCTAGAGCCTATTTATATTTTGATATAACTAATGTTCCTACCTATGTTACGGCATCAGCAGCTACCTTAAATTTAAAATTAACCGAAGCGGAAGAGTTACCGGTAAGTTTTTCTCTTTTTGCATATCCTGTAACTTCAAGTTGGAATATGGGTGTGGGAACTTTTTATTACACACCGGAAAATGCGGATGGTATTACGTGGAACACTCAGCCATTTATTTTAACATCTTCTGCGGCAGCATCTCAATCATTTACATATCAAAGTTTAGATGTTGATATGAATGTAAAATCTATATACAACTATTGGACAGGGAGTGAAAATTTTGGTTTAGTATTAAAACATTCGGGTTCAATTGAATCATCCTCATTGGATTATGGTATTATGAATTTTTATTCAAAGGAGACTAATACTATTCATCAACCACTTTTA